AGCGGGATAGCGATACTCACGGATCGTCCCTGGAATCAAGGAGAGTCAGGACGCGCCATTCGGGTGACGTCCTACGTTGACGCGCTCGGAGCAGTGCGGGCCGTGTCGCGCATCCCCAGTGTACCGCCAAGCCACACCGATTTCGGAGCGGTTCGAGAATGAGCCACCATGCGATAGTCGTCGCGATGCTGAATGAGGTCAAAGCCATTCCTACCCCAAATGAGTATGAAACCACATCCAAGCGGGTAGTGGAATACTTCATGGGTTTGGCTGAAATTGCACAGGCAGGGATACTTGACCCTGCGGCGTTTATGCAATTTGCGAACGATGTAGCTAGGCTCATAGCGCTAGCCAGAAGATAAGGAACGAAATGACGGATATCCAGCGCCTTTTGGCCGCCATCAAGCGGGGTGAAACGTTCGAGAGAGTCTGTAACGTTCTCGACATGTCCCCCAAGCGGGTAGAGCGGCTTATCGTCCACGCGCGCAAAGCTGGCCATGACGTGGCGCTTGCGGGAGAAACCCTCGGCATTCGCCCCGCGCTCCCGTCTACCGACGTCGCGGATATCCCTGTCAGCGTGGCCAAGTCTGGCCGAAGACGCTCTTTTGCCGTCATCTCTGACCTGCACTTTGGCAGCAAGTATCATCGCAGGGACTTCCTTCTTGACTTCATTGACCGCGCGGTTGCCAGGGGGGTGACTCGCATCCTTCTCGGCGGGGACCTCTTGGATGGCTGTTATCGGCATGGCAAATGGGAGCTCACTCACCACGGTTTTCAGGACCAATGCGCGGATTTCATCGACGGATTGCCGCGTGTCAAGGGGCTGCAATATTGGGGTATCACGGGGAATCATGACCAGACTTTCGAGGAGAATGGCTCGGTCGTTCACGAGGCTATCAATGCGCAGTTTCGTGCGGCGGGTAGGACGGACCTTACCCTGTTGGCTGCTAGGGGGGCTTACGTGCGGCTCAAAGCCAAGGGTGAGAGGAGGGGGCTCGTGGTGGAGCTTTGGCACCCGCTTAAGGGGCCCGCATACGCACTAAGTTATAAGCTGCAAAAGCACATTGAATCCTATGCAGTCGGCTGCAAGCCGGACCTCCTGTTTACCGGGCATTGGCACCAAAGCATATACTTTTCCACTAGGGGAGTCCATGCGTTTTCTGCTGGTACCTTTCAGGGAGGCGGTTCTAGTTTCTCCAAGTCCCTAGGCGGGAGCCCTTCAATTGGCGGTTGGATAGTCGACTATGCGCTGACGGCTGACGGGACTGTGCGGAGTATTCGTCCGGAATGGGTAGCTTATTACGAGAGAGAGGTAGCCCGTGAAATTGAAATGCACTGAAGAGTTTGTGTATTACTGCGGCATCGCTTGGTGGGCGGGCGTCGTGTGCGCAATGTGCCTCCTCCCGGGTATCAGATGAGCGGCTTCGATCTGGTCACTTTCGCAGAATGGAAAAAAACCGGGAATAAAAAACTGGAGTCCAAACTCATCGCGGATAATGATCTCCTTGTGCGTCAACAGGTAGCAAAGCTCTGCCGCATTGGGCACATTACCGAATGCGAGGATCTCATTCAAGCGGCGCGGATAGGACTGCTCATTGCGCTGCGAAAGTACGATCCGGTGAAGGCTGCCTTTAGCACCTACGCGGCGCATTGGATTCGAGATCAATTTCAGCAATGTCACATTCACTTGGACCGCGAGATTTACCGCCCCAAGGGTTATGGCGTGCCCTACCCTGTGCTTCGCAAAATGGAGGCGATCCAAGCGAAAGAAGGTCGCGAGGCCACTGGGGAAGAGCTTGGAATTTCCGAAGACAAGCTCGCCAGGTGGCGATGCGACGCCATGGTAACGATGTCCTTGGACGGAGTGCGCCCTGGAGCGTGTGATTTGGATTCGGTGCATAACGTGGAGAGTGGTTACGACGGAGCTTGGAGTGGTGGACATAACTATGCAGGAGACGGGCCAGACCCCGAAGGCGCTCTAGAGGTAGAGGAGGGCTGTGCTATGGCGGTAGAGCTATTGCGGGACCTGCCTCCGAAAGAGCGTACGGTACTGACGGCACTGTACCTAGAGGAGAGGGGCATACTTCGGGTAGCTGCGGAGCTTCGCATGTCCCCCAATGACGTAATGGCAATTCGAGACGCTGGCCTTGCTAGATTGCGGGAAGATGTGGACGCATGACCGAACACTTCGTGGACTTCGTCTCCGCCTTGGTCATATCGCTCATCCTTTGGCACTACCTTGGGTAAAAAATACACGGAGGTAGAGCTAGAGCGAGCATCTGGAAAGAGGTCTCTGCGAGACTTCGTGGAGATGGCTTGGCCCATTGTTGAGCCTTCCGTAGATTTTTGTGGAGGGTGGCACATTGACGAGGTTTGTTACCACCTAGAGGCGATCACCCGCGGAGAGTTGAGAGACCTGGTTATCAACGTGCCCCCCGGGTGCATGAAAACGAAATTGGTGCAAGTGCTATGGCAGCCATGGGACTGGATACAGAACCCAGGGTCACGATGGATCGCAGCTAGTTCAGACGAGGGTTTGACCTTGGGTGCGGCGCGCTTGTCTCTCGTGGTGATGAGATCCGAGTGGTATCAAGAGCGCTGGGGACACCTTTTCACTTTGCCGACGGCCACTGCAGAGGGAGACTTCAAAAATTTGCAGGGTGGCACGAGGTTTTCGACGAGCATTAAAGGTAAGGCCATCGGGCGACATGCCACCCGTTTCATGGTGGACGATGCCATTAAGCCAACGGACGTGGGCAAGGTTGCGCTAGAGGTATGTGAGGCTTGGTGGAAAAACACGGTACCTCGCGCGATCCTGAAAGGCGGTGCTAGAGTCATCATTGCTCAACGCTTGCACGATCGGGACCTGCCAGGGATCGCCATAGCTCAGGGGTTCACGCTGCTCCGTCTCCCCATGGAGTACGAGAGCAAATACCCCTGTAAAACGAAATGGGGAGGGGACCGACGCACGGAAGACGGGGAGCTTTTATGGCCCGAGGTCTTCGACAAGAACCGAGTAGCCGAGAAAAAGAGGGACGCGGGCTCCGTCAACTACGCGGCCCAGTATCAACAGCGACCTGTACCTGAGGGCGGGGCGGTTTTCAATGCGGAGTGGTTTCGGCATTGGACCAATAAGGCCACCGTAAACGTCCCGGGCTCTAGAGAGGTAACGATACCTGCGAAATTCGATCGAGTCGTGCTCAGTGTGGATGCGGCATTTAAGGACGCGGCGACGAGCGATTACGTGGTGATTCAAGTCTGGGCCAAGAAGGGTCCTAACTTTTACCTCCTGTACCAGGTACGCGAACGCATGGGCTTTGAGGCCACGTGCGCCGCGATCCTTAGGGTCTGCAAGCTCTTCCCTATGGCCACTACGAAGCTCATCGAAGAGGCAGCCAATGGCGCAGCGATTATTGACGTGCTCCGCAAAAAGGTCTCAGGAATTGTTGCCGTCAAGCCGTTGGGTGGCAAAGAGGCAAGAGCCCAAGCGGTCGCCCCCGTGCATGAGTCCGGTAATGTCTACGATCCGGACCCCTCTGTTACCCCCTGGGTGGCGGAGATGCGAGCGGAGCTCTGCAGTTTCCCCTTTGGCGCGCACGATGACACGGTCGACGCTAGGAGCCAGGCTCTCACCTACCTCCTACGGGCTGGTACGGGGTTCGCTGAGGCGATGGTTGCGGCGCAGAAACGTGGCAGTTTCCTAGGGTACTCGTTACCTCAGGTCGACGCGCCATTTGTGCCAAGGGTCTTTAAGATCTAGGCTTTTTCGCATTGCCCCACAGGTCTCTGGCGATTAACTCGGCGCGCTTCTCGGCGCTTTCGTACGCTGCATCCTGTACTAGTGCGTCTAAGAGCCTCCCCACAGGGATCCCCCGGGCTTTGGCCATCTCTTTTAGGGTCTCTTTCGTTTCCACTGCCACGGTGGTTTCTATGTGTGGGCGTTTCCTCTGCGCTCCGTGGCTGACTGGGTGTTTTTTCGCCATGATGCCCAAGTGAAGCACGATGTGTCCCGCGAGTCAAGGATCAGATCCCGTCAAACTCTTCTATGACGGGGAGGGGAACACACCTACATTGGAAATCCTGTCCCGGTTCGTTCCTTGCGCCTGTGCTTTGGTCCGTTATAGGGGGGTCTCCCCAAGTGAACGTTTCTCCGTCCAGGTCCGCATGGTCGGGGCGTACCCTCTCGTCGGCTGACGTAGACCAAATGTACTGCGTGACTCCTGCACCTTGCTGTTTCGCTGCGTTGATTTGGCCGTTCAATTTTAGCGTTTGGTCTCTGGCGATTAGCTCAGCGCGGCTTTCGGAAACGGATGCTCTCTCTTGGAGCAATGGGGCGAGGTCTTCCGCGCGTAGTCCGTAGTTTTCGTCTATGACCTCTCGTACCTGAGCCGCGTACGTTCGTCCGGCTTTCTCCATTAGCGCGATATTCGCATCCCTGAACGTGGCTATCACAGGCAACATGGCAGCTTCGGGGTGTATCCCGATGAGCTGTACTGGGAGTGGGTTCGCGTGTTTCTTCTTGACGGTTGCTGACATCCGGTCGAAAGCTTGGCCAGTCTGGTGACGCACGTATCGGACTAGGAGACTGTCCGCTCCGTCGAGAGCCTGTCCGTAGGTAGAGATGCCGTCGTGCCGTAGCTTAGGTGCCAGGGCTTTGAGATAGCCCGTGTGCACCCGTTGCATAATACCGCGCAGATCTTTGACGTATAGGCGCTCGGCTTTTTTGGACGCTCGGAACTTCGCAGCCTCTTTGGCCCGTGCGGCGCGGTTCACTGCTTCGCCGTGCTACCGTTTTTGACTTGGCTAACTACCCTAGGCCCGGGAAGGGGTATTGGCACGCTCGGATTCGTACTTTCCCCCTGCTGAGGTGCCTGTATAATGGCTGGATCGAGATCATCTTCCGGGTAGGGATCGTGAGACTGGCCTGCTTTCATGGCGGATTCGCGGGCATCTGTGTCCATGGACGGGTATAGGTCTTGTCTGTCTAGTGCCACCTCTTCGGCCGTTACTACCTCCGCCGTGATATATGCTACGTCCATTTGTGCACGGGTGAGGTCCACGGTAGCCTGTTCCGTGTCGGTCGGGCTCCACAGTGGCTTATACGAAATCTTGATCTTGGCATCCCGCTTTTTGACCGGGCTGTCCTTCGCCTTCGCCAAGAGCGTGAACCAACGCACCTGCTTGGGCATCAGCTTTCGGGTTTGGTCTGACGCGATTGTGTCGTACCACTTTCGCGTGTCAGAGTCTCCAGTGGCATTCAGGCCAGCGGGGGAGCGTCCGAAGAGCTCAGTCTGTGGCATGTCCGCGGCACAGGCCACGAGCATCATCTCTAAGCCAAGAATGTCGGCAATGCCAGTGAAGGTCGTAGCCTCTCGGCTGAAAGACTCCGCGGGAGTAGTACCACCGTCGCCCGCGTCGAGTAGCACCGCTCGGGCTACGGATCGCGTCTCATCCATTATCGCCAAGCGGGTTTGGATGAGCGATTGATTATTGGATATCGCGTCTAGCAGACCGGCGAATTTGAAAACAGCTTGGGACGCGTCTCCTAGGAGATGCTCCGTAGAATCAAAGGAGTGCTCGAATTTTTTGAGGCGGTCATAGACGCGTTGGAGAATGGAGAGAGTCCACCCTGCGTTTTGCTGTCTCGTGAGGACATCCGTAGGAGTACCATCGAAACGAATGCAGCGAGACTCGTGGATGACAGCAGCAGCCGTCTTGAACGTACCTTGTAACGCGGGAGCCGCTGCACCTTGGCTCACGGTATTCGTAACGAGGTAGGTCTGTGGTAAGCCGTAATTCGGCTGCAACGGGTCGCTATAGTAGCTCTGAACCCAGATGAATCTACGGTCTACTAGATTACAATACTGAATAGTTTTGATGTTGTCTTCGTTGAGGGGCTTCTCCGGGGTCTGTCCGTCATCCGCTCCAATGATAAGCAGCGCGCCCCCGAAGAGTCCGCCCCAGATGTGAGCCTCTAGGAAATTCTCATCCGCGCGCATTGCGTCGGACTTTTCACGAAGCTTGACTAGCTCGTCTGCATCTGCATCGTCGGACTCTAGGTCGTACCCACGTCGAAACATCTCCGTCGGGCGCTTCTCCACGATCTTTGCAGCGAGGTTTGAGCCATTGTACAAGCTCAAAAGCTCGTTATGATCTAGAATAGCATTAGGCCAGAAACGCCCCTTCGTGACTTTATCCCGATTCGTACCTATGCCGGTTTGGAAATTCTGCCACCCGTCCCCCCGGATCTTTTTAGCTTCGGGGTGGATAAATAGGCTAGCGATGCGCGAACGTAGGGTCACAAGTTAGCGTAGCGTGCTACCACTTGCAGACTACGCTAATACATGAGTGCAGAGCTTAAGACCCCCGCGGGCAGATTGCGCGAGTCGGGGGCGCGTGAAATTCTCCGACTGAGGCAGCAACCCAAGCCCCCGACCTACCACCAGATTGCTAATCTCCTTGGCGTCTCCGTCGGTACGGTTTTCAACGTCGTCAAAGGCCGCACGTGGTCTTGGCTGCAGGTTGCTAATGGGGCCTGAGTATCCCAGTTACAAACAAAAGCGACCTAGGCCAATTTGGGAACGAGGTCCCCTCGATACGGATCAATCTTGGCCGTATTTCGTAGCCTACAGGAATATCACCAGCGGCGCGCGTACTCTGGCCCGGATAAAAAACGAGCCTAGTAACGACGTCAAGCGCCCCGTGCTCCGTGGCGAGTCTCCTACGCTGGAGAAACTCAGCCAGTGGTATCTAGACCAGTCATGGCACGATAGGGTCCAGGCATATGATACGCACATGGACTCAGTCTTTCAGGAGGAGCGAGAGGCGCTTGCGAGGCTTGGTGGCCGCAAGCTGGCAGCCGAGCAAATGGCCCTCCTGCAGACCGGCAAGGACGCAGTTGAAATAGAATTGGAGAAGCTACTTGCCCTCGCGAGGGATTCGGAGCATGCTGCCCTGAAGCCGGGGGAGCTTGTCAAGCTTATGGAGACTGTCCTCAAATACCAGCGTCTCGTGGCAGGGGAATCTACAGAGGTCATCGAAGAGCGCTCCGACCTATCCGACATGTCGGATGAAGAGCTAGCTATCCGTCTGTCGGATCTACGATCCAAAAAAGCCAAGATTTGAGTTACCTCGCTATTGACCCTGGGGCGCATAGTGGTTGGGCGTTTTGGCGCTCGGCGCAAGAGCTCATAGCGTGCGGCTCGGGAGACCCGCGGCTCTTGCCGGGCATGGTGGCGAAAGCCGTGGTCATCGAGCGCCCGGA